CCTGAAGATTGCCTAAGACCGTCACGGCGATTGCGCCGTAGAAAGGACATTCGCATGGCTGTCGATGCCAATCTGGTCCTGCAAGCCAGCGTCACCAAGACCGATACGTTCAATGGCGCGGGCGTCAACCTCGTCACGGGCACCCCGAACCGGGGGCTGGTGGCGCGCATCGTCTATTCCGCTGCCTACGAAGCGAGTGGCGGCAAGACGGTGATTTTTTCCATCGACCACTCAGCCGACAACTCGACGTGGTACGCACTGGCGAGTGGGGCGAAGGACACGATCACGCTCTCCACGACGCACCAGGCGGGCGAAATCAGCATCCCGTTCCGCACCAACCAGGCGTATGTGCGGCTGACGATGACCCTCAGTGCCAACACCAACAGCCCAACGATCACCTACTTTGCGGACGTGGCTCCGGCCCTGCCGGGTTAGGACTGACGCGGGAGCGGGGAGGCAGCGGCAATGGCGGTACGGTCCACGATGGCCAGTCTGATCAGCCGGGTACGGCTGTACTGCAACGATACGGGCAGTACCCAGTTTACCGACCAGCAGGTGCAGGACACCTTAGACTGTCATCGGCGCGACCTGACCGCCGTGCCGCTCCTCCCCGATCCGTCGTTCACCAGCAGCAGCATGGTGTACCTCGACTACTACAGCGACATCGCCTTCTGGGAAGACGCGATGGTGCTGCAAAATGGCAGCTTTACCACCATCACGCCGAGTACCACCGAACCGCTGGTCGGGCACTGGCACTTCACCAGCAGTCAAGCGCCGCCCGTGTTCGTCAGTGGCAGCGTCTACGACGTGCATGGCGCAGCCGCCGATCTGCTCGAACAGTACGCGGCCGCGGTGTCCTTACAGTTTGATTTCACCAGCGGCGCGCAGCAGTTCAGTCGCTCGCAGCAGGTCAAGGCGTTGCTGGAACTGGCGCAAACGCACCGGGCGCAGGCGTGGGTCCGTGACCTGGCCGCCACCAGGCCGGACCTGCTGACCGGACCGCGCCTCGGTGGGCGACTCGATGACCGGGGCTTGCCGTGGGGCACCGGGTTTGGACGGCAGTCGTGAGTACCATGCTCACCGCTGCTGCCCTGACCGCGATGCAGGAAACCGCCGAGGCGGCGTTTCCCGATACCTACACGCTGACACGCGGATTGACCGTCACCAGTGACAGCATGGGCGGACAGACGAGTACGGCGACGACGGTGGAGTCTGGCGGCTGCGTGCTGTTGCCGGGGACCAGACAACCGGATGAGGTGGCGATTGCGGATCGCCTCGGCTACCAGACCCCGTATGTCGTCCTGGTGCGGCACGACTCCGGCGCACTGGCGACCGATACGCTCACGGTCAATGGCACGCTGGCGCTGCAAATCGGCGGCGTGCTGAACGGCAGCGCGTGGGACATTACCACGCGCCTCGTCTGCAAAGTGATCGGATGAACCTCATGGCTGACCGCTACCTCATTATCCGGCACGAGGATGGCCGCGAATACGCCGTCCTCCCCGCACTCTACCACGCGCAGTACGAACCGCTGGGGTTCGTCGCGGTGTCCTTCGAGGACGGCGCACTCTACACGACCACGGCGGCGGAAGCACCAGCACCGGAGCCAACACCGGAGCCAACGCCAGTACCAGTGGACGAACCGCTGCCCTCAACGGCGATCGCGGGACCGAACTGGCCATGAACATCAGCGTGCGAATGACCTCGAACGCCTGGGGCGGCTTCCTCGCCAAGTTTCAGCGCGAGGGGAGCAAGGCTGTGGCCGAGACGCTGGAGGAGATTCGCAGTGAGGCCGCTGCGCGCAGTCGGGTCGATACCGGGCAGATGCGCGATGGTTGGGCGACCGTGATGGACTCGCCCACTAGTGGCACGGTCGTCAATGAGGTGCCGCACACCATCTACAACGAGTACGGCACGGTGCATATGAGCGCCCAGCCGATGCTGACGCCCGCCGTGGAACATGCCAGGCCGCGCCTGACCGTGCGCCTCGGCAACGTGCTACAGGGAGACTGATGGACGAGTACGGGGCCGCTGCCGCCTACGTCTACACCACCCTCAGCGCGGACGTGACGCTGCAGGGCTACCAGTCCACGCGGGTGTACGAGGGTATGGCACGCGGCGCGTTTCCCTGCACGGTCTACCAGTGGCAAGGCGGGGCCGACGACGTGAACATGCTCGGGGGGACGCGCGTCCTGACGCACCTGCTCATCCTGATCAAGGCGATTCAGGATGGCGACAGTATCAGCACCATCAGCACCATCAGCGCGCGGATCGACGCGCTGCTGAACAACGCCAGTGGCACCAGCAATGGCTATTACCAGGAATGGGTCAGGCGGTCGCCGTTCCGTCTGAGCGAACGAGTTGACGGCGTGTCCTATCAGCATTTGGGCGCGGTGTACGAAGTCTTGGTACACGCGGTCTAACAGGAGGTAACGGCAATGGCTGAACGCTCGGCAATTTCGACAGTTGCCCAACTCGGCGTAGAGACGACCTCGGGCACCGCTGTCGCGGCGGATAAGCTCCTCTCCGCGCTGATGATTGCTCCCAGCATCAAATCGGAAGTGGATGAGATTGGCCCGCAAGGCTATATCTTCGACACCGCGCTGGCGCTCAACCGCGAGTGGAGTGAGGCCGACCTGAGCGGCTATCCGACTTACGAGGAACTGACCTACCTGCTCAGTAGCCTGATCGTCGCCACCACGCCGAGCGCCAGTGGCACGACCGGGGAGAAGTGGACCTTTGCGCCGACCTCAACGGGCGGCGATACGGTCAAGACCTACACCGTGGAGAGCGGTTCGGCCAGTCGTGCGGGCAAGTTTGCCTATGGGCTGGTGGACTCGCTCACCTTGAAGTGGGGGCGCAGTGGGGGCGTGGACCTCAGTGGCAAGATGATCGGGCAGCGGTACACGGACGGCATCACCATGACCGCTTCACCCACGGCGGTCGCGCTGACGCCGATTACGCCCGGTGAAATCGACATCTATCTGGACACCACCAGTGCCGGGCTGGGCAGCACGAAGTTGACCAAAGTCCGGCAGGTCGAATGGTCGTTCGATGGCCGTTGGTCGCCCGCCTGGTATCTCAACAGCGCCTCGTCCTCGTTCGGTGGACACAGCGAAATCAAGCCCAAGAGCAGCCTGAAAATCAAGGCGGCGGCGGACAGCACCAGCATGGGCTGGCTGACCAACCTGCGCGCGGGTGACACCTTGTTTGCGCGGATTCAGGGGACCGGGCCGCAGATTGGTGCGGGGCCAGCGGTCAACTCGCTGAAAGCGGACATGGCGCTGCAGGTCCACAACGTCGGCAAGTTCGAGGACGATGGCGGGCTGTACGCGATTGAGTGGGATTTCGGCGTCGTGCATAACGCAGGCTGGGGCAAGGCGCTCAGCATCGAACTGATCAACAGCCTCGCCACGCTGTAAGCGCGGGCGTAGGGGAGTAGGGACACCGGAGCGTAGGAGAGGGAGCGGGAATCATGCCACGACTATCGGACACACTCAACCTGGATGTCTCGCTGACGTTCAACTATGTCAGTGATGGCGCACGCTTTGATTTCGCGCTGCGGTACAAGCCGTTCGCGCAAGACCTCGTTGACGACCTGTTATCGAGTGAGGAGACCCGCGACCAGGCGCGCTTCAATGTGCGTCTGCTCGCGAGTGTCCTGACTGCCTGGGACATGACCGACGACCAGGATCAGGTGTTACCCATCACCGAGGACACCATCGCGCAGTTGCCGATGTGGTGTCAGAACCTGTTGGCGAGTCGCATCATGGAGGATCAGCAGGTGGGAAAGCGGAGCGGCGCACGCTTAAGCGCTACCTCGCGACACGAGGCCTCTACGACGACGAGCCGCTTCCCGAATGGTTCAGTTGGATCGAAGGCTGCCGTTACCTCGGCTGCGACCCCCTGGCGACGTGGCAGCACCCCGCCGGACGCTATTGGGTGAATCGCGCCCTGGTGATTTTGGAGGCGAAGGCGGAAGCGGAGGAAGCCCGCGAACGCGCCTATGGCCGGACCTAGCGGAACGATTGGCGGGCGAGGTAGACGCGGAGACCGCCGCCCCCCGCTCCCAGCGTCCCCGCCAGGAGCGCCGTACCGAAACTGGCACCGAGCAGCCAGTACGCGAGGCCAAAGGCCAGAAAGGCCAGGCCACCAATGAGCACTTTATCGCCCGTCGTCAACGCCATTGTCGCTCCCTTCCGTCGTCCGCCGTCTCGCTCCATCGTAGCACAGTCGTGAGCTAAGGAGCGCACATGCCGTCGATCACCGCGCTACAGGCCAAAGTCTCCTACGACGATAGCGAGGTCACGCGCGGCGTGCCGCGTAGTGAGGCGCATCTGCGGAGCTTTGCCCAGTCCATCACCAGCGTCGGGCAGATTGCGGCGGGCGTGTTCGGCGGCAACCTGTTCACCAGCGCAGTAAGCAAGCTGGGAGAACTGGGCGCGGGCGCGGTCAAGCTGGGCCTCGGCTTCGACTCGATGAAGCAGCAGGCGACCATCGCGTTCACGACCATGCTGGGGAGTGGCGAGCAGGCGAAGGCGTTCCTTGACCAGTTGCAAGCGTTTGCAGCCGCAACGCCGTTTGAGTTCCCCGACCTGACGCGCGCCGCACAACGTCTCATGGCGATGGGCTTTGCCGCGAAAGATGTCGTGCCCACATTGACCGCGATTGGCGATGCGGTCGCGGGGCTAGGGGGCAGTGCCGAAACGGTTGACCGGGTGACGACCGCCCTGGGTCAGATGCAGGCAAAGGGCAAGACCAGCGCCGAAGAGATGATGCAACTGACCGAGGCGGGCATTCCGGCATGGAAGTACCTCGCGGAAGCCATCGGCACGGACATTCCCACGGCGATGAAACAGGTGGAGCGCGGGGCGATTAGCGCGCAAACCACCATCGCCGCCGTGACGAAGGGCATGGAAACCGATTTCGGCGGCATGATGGATAAGCAGTCACGCACTTGGGCGGGGCTGTGGTCCACCATCAAAGACACCGCCGCGCAAGCCGCTGGACAGATATTCACGCCGATCTTCAACGCCGGAACCGACCTCATGGCGCGGCTGACCGCTTCGATGAGTAGTGGCGGGTTCCAGTCGGTTGTCGCCACCATCACCAGTCAGGTGCAAAACTTCGTCAATATCGCCGTACCCGCCTTCGACCGCCTGATTGCCAAAGTGCGCGACCCCGCCTTTCAGCAGCAGGCGAAGGAATGGGCGACCGCGCTGAAGGATGTGGCGACGAAGGTACAGGACGTGGCGACGACCATTGGCAACGTCCTCGGTCCGGTGCTGAAAACCACAGCGAGTCTCTTTGGCGACCTGGACCAGCACGGCAAAGACGACGTGATCATGTTCGGTCTGCTGGCTGTGGCCGCGCTGAAGTTTCATGGCGCGATTCTCCAGGTGGCCACGGTGCTGAAAACGCTGCCCGCGCTCTTTGACGCGGCCGCCGCAGCAGCGGCACGGCTCGATGTGGCGCTCGGTGGGCCGGTGATTGCAGCGCTTGGTGCGGTCATTGTGATTGCCGGTGGCGCGGCGCTGGCCTGGGGCGGGATCACCGCAGCGATGGCCAAGTACCGGGACGCCACGGGCGGTACCACGCAAATGAACCGTGAGTTTGTGGCGGCGATGAATGCTTCATCGTTTGCCATCGCGCACGGGGCGAACGAGACCAACAGCGCCGCCGCGGGCTTCACGCGCTACGTTGACGCTGCCTCGTTGACCATCACCACCAATGACGAGATGGTGCGGGTCTGGAACCGCTACATCGACAGTCTGCCACCCGGTGTTGCCGCCCAGCAGGGACTCACGAAGGCGTTCTTCAGTTCGGCAGCGGCGTCGGCCGATTTCACCTATGGCCTCGGCAATGTCGCCGGAGTAGCAGACACCACGACCAGCGCAACGCAGGGCACCACGCTCGCCGTGCAGGGACTCGGCGCGGGTGCCGCCGCCGCCGCCGTCCAACTCGATAACCTCCACCGGGCGACCGGGCGGGTGGGAGCCACAAGCGACGCGACCTCCGGCAGCCTCACCAGTGTGGCGCGCGGGGCGTCGGGGGCGGCGACCAGTTTCAACCTCGCCGCGATTGGCGCGGATGCTGTGGCGTCCGCGACTGACCGGGCACGCGGGGCGTTGCAGGGCTATAACGACGCCCTGGCGGGACTCAACAGCGAACACGCGCAATTGCAGGCGATGCTCGCGCCACTGCAAGCCGCGTGGGATGCGCTCAACGTGGCGACCGATAACGGCAAGCACGTCACGGCCGCCCAGCGCGCGGAGTACGAACGCCTCGCGCCCGCCATCGAATACCTCAATGGCAAGCTGGGCGTCAACTCCGCCGCCACCGTGGATGCCACGCTCGCCGCGGTGGGCCTGTCGTCAGGGCAATCGGCGCTCAATGTCCAGACCGTCGCCTCGTCCAACGCGCACAGCATTGCGGCGTCAATGGCCCGCGCCTATGCGGGCGCGATTGCCGGGGCGGGCGTGGCCGTGACGGAGACGGGCAACGCCGCTATTGTGTCGGGTATCAAGCAGACGGCACTCGCGAACGCGCAGGATTTGGCGGCCTCGTTTGCCCGCGCGCATGGCAAGGCGTCCAACGAGGCGGGCGCAGCGATGGCCGGGGCGAGCGTGCAGGCGGCGATGCTGGCGACCGCGATCAACCTCATCCCCAAGACCTTCACGGTCACGGCGATTGTCAACATTGCGCCCGCGCTGGAAAGCATCGCCCAACTCAATCGCAATATGCCGCACTCGCCCGCTGAGGAGGGACCATTCAAGACGTTGCCGAACTGGGCCGCACTCTTTGAGAGTTGGGGCCCAGCCCTGCAAGCCGCAATCACCGCGTTTGAGGCGTTCGGCAATGATGCCGCGAAAAAGGGCGCGGAGACGGCGAGCGCCGTGTCGAAGGCGATTACCGACGCGCTGGGCGCGTCACGCCTCCTGGCGAAGTTCAACGTCGCGGTAGACACCCCCAGCGCGGGCCAGTTGTCCGGCTTTGCCACGCTGACCAGTAACCTCGTGCGGACCATTCAGGACGCCGCCGCCGACTTCACCGACAAGGGGCTCGCCGCTGCATCCGCGTTTGCCGAGGCCGCGTCAAAGGTCGGTGGCAGCGTCAAGAACAGCCTGGACGGACTGAAGGCGTTGGCGACCTACGATTTCGCCAACGCCTCACCCACAGGCAGCGCGATGGGCTGGTTCACCCACCTGATCAGTAGCCTCGTGGAGAACTTCGCGCGGGCCGCGCAGGACTTCGACACCGAAGCACTCACCACGGCGGGGCAGTTTGCGGACGCAGCGGGCAAGGTGGGCGGCTCGGTCAGTAACAGTTTGACCGGACTGAAAGCCCTCGCCAGTGCCGATTTTGCGGTGACCTCCCCCACGGGCAGCGCAATGGGCTGGTTTACCCATCTGACTGCCGCGCTCACGCAGAACTTTGCGGACGCGGCGAAGGAGTTTGCCGAGGGTGCGCTGACTGCAGCGAGTCAGTTTGCCGAGGCGGCGGGGAAGGTCGCGGGCGTGGTCAAGCCCGCGCTGGATGGCTTTGCGGGCATGGCAACGCTCGTCACGCCCAGCCAGGCCGCGATTGATAGCTTTGTCGAGGGCGTACGCTACCTCGTGCAGCGGTTCGCGGACATCGCAACCATGCTCAATGATGAAGGTGTCAAGCACCTGAGCGCGTTTAGTGACGCGGCGGCCAAGAGCCTGAGCGCGGCCAAGACCGGGGTGGACCTGTTTACCGGGATGGCAAAACTGGCCCTGCCGAGTACGAAGGCCGTGGACGATCTGGTCGGGGCCATTGGCTACGTGGTCCGCAAGTTTGGCGAAATGGCGACCATGCTCAACGATGAGGGCTTGAAGCAACTCACGGCCTTCAGCGATGGCGCGGCGAAGAGTCTGGGCGCGGCGAAGGCGGGTGTCGATCTCTTTACCGGGATGGCGAAACTGACGCTGCCGAGTGTGGACGCGGTGAACGCGCTGGTTGGCGCGATTGGCTACGTGGTGCAGAGCGTGCGGCAGATGGCGCAGACCATCGGCGCGGAAGGCATCGCCCAAGCGGTCCTGTTTGCCAGTGCGGTATTGCAGGTCACCACCTCCATCAAGAACGCGCTCGAAACGATGGCGGGGCTGAGCAAACTGAAAGACCTCCCGGCCAACGCCCTGAGCGCGCTGAAAGACGGCCTTGACGAAGCCCTGGCGCAGATGGCTGAACGCGAGAAGCAGGCGCATGTCCTACGGGAGAGTGCCGAGCGGTTCCTGGCGGACATGCGGACAGCGGCGACGAAGATCGGGGAGGGCATGGCGCTGTGGGGTGCCGCGCAGGTGCCTGCTGACGCGCCCACGGGCGACGGTGGTGGCAACACCAACCCTGGTCCTGGCCTCGCCAACAGCGTCAACGGCAGCGGCAGCCAGCGCAACACGGTCAACGTCACGGTCACGGGGAATACCCTGCTGGGCAACAGTCCCGAAACGGCGGCGGATTTGGCGCGCATCCTGACCCCGGAGTTGGGACGCATCGTGCAGGCGGGGTACTGAGATGCCAACACGCGCCACCTACAACGTGACTGTCCGTTGGACACGGAACAAGATCAAGAACAGCACCACGTTCGACGATTCGGGCGGGGCGAATGACGACATCAGCGCCGATGTGGAGCAGATTAGCATCCGGCGCGGACGCTCCGACCCCTACAGCGCGATCAGTGCGGGCACCTGCACGATTCGGCTGCGTGACCCTGACGGCAAGTACGTCGCGGGCTATGGCACCTCGGCATTGGTTGCCAGTGCCAGTGATGGCCTGGGGACGCTCCTGCCCTACCGCACCGTGCGTGTACGCGCCACCCTGAGCGGCACCGATTATGACCGCTTCTATGGCTTCATCACCAGGATCGTCGCCAATCCCAACGACCGCACGGCGACCATTGAGGCAAGTGACGGCCTGTTCCTCCTCTCCCAGCCGTTCGGTTCGGCGCTGAGTGAAACGGGGAGCGTGCGCGCCGTGATTGAAGGGGCGCTAACCGGGGACAGTTTCGCGGTCAATAGCGTGGCCGGCAATGGCAACGCCACGCCCACGGCGGTCGCCTTCCCCATCTACACCGACCGTCTGAGCATCATCAACGGCCTGCTCGATAGCGATTTGGGTCTGCTCTATTTCCAGGCGGACGGCAAGGCGATCTATCGGGACCGCCACTGGCGCAACCGCTCACCGCAGAACGCCGCACAATCGACGCTGACCAATCTGGTGCTGCGACTGACGAGCGGCGTGGACGGACGCGGCATCGTCAACATGGCGACCGTCACGGGGACCACGGGCGGCGCACAGACCGCGAGCGACATCACCAGCCAAGCCGCGTATGGGGGCGGTAACGTCTCGCTCTCCACCAGCTACCTGACCACGGCTACGGACGCGCTGAACACGGCCACCTGGATTGTGGCGACCAGGAAAGACCCGGCCCCCAGCGCCTACGCTGCCGACCTGAATGGCGACCTGAGCAGCGCCACGCTGACCGCGATTCTGGCGCGCGACCTCTGCGACCGCGTGAACATCACCGCGACCAGGCAGGACGCGAGCGATTATTTCATCCTGGGGATTAGCGAGACGATTGACGCCAGCCGCCGCCATACCGCGCAGTGGACGCTGGAACGGTATCGCGCGCAGGCAGCAGGCTTCGTCATTGGCTATTCCACGTTTGGCGGGGCCGCGCTCGGCTATGCGGTCTAGGGAGGGAGCATGACACTGACGACCGTACCGACCGTGGCGACTGGCGATGTCTACACGGCGGCGATGTACAACACCTATTTGAAAGATAACGTCAACGACCTGATCGCCTTTGCGAATGGCACCAGTCCGTTCGTTGGCTCGCAGCAAAAGTTTGCCAACGATAGCAGCCTGTATTTCGGCTTTGCGGCAGCGGGGCGTCCGCTCCTCAACTGGGATGCCAGCGATTACCTGGAGTACACGCGCAGCACCAATACCTACGTCTTCAACGGGGGCGGCAACCTGCTCCTGAACATCGCCAGTGACGGCAAGTTGACCGGGAAGGGCTTTTATTCCGGTGGCGAGACGACGATCACCAACGCCAGCACCGCGACGTTCGCACATGGCCTGGGCGCGATTCCGCGCTTCTTCCAGGTGCGCTATTCGGCAGGGAGTGGCGGCACCAAGAGCAGCGTCGGGCTGAGTAGCAGCATCGTCGGCGCGGCGTCCGAGGTGCGGATCAGCAGCGTGGACGCCACGAATATCACGGTCGCCAACAACAGCGGCGCGACGCAGTACTGCGTCGTTGACGCGATGCTGTAGGGAGAGAGGGGAGCAGGGATGCAACTGTTGTTAGACGACAAGGGGCGCGTGGTCGCGCTGGGGCCACAGCAGTTTACGCCAGCGGCGGGGCAACAGGTCATCGAGGTCAACGCCGCGCTCACCAGTGCGGTCAGTACCACGGCTGACGCGCTGGCAGCGGCACAGGCGGCGCACGAAGAAGCGGCGCGACAGTACGAGTCGATGCGCGCGGCGGTGCTGCAGGCATTCGCCCAGGTCGATGGGTTGGTGCAGACGCAGGGCGGGGCGGTCGGTTGGGACGTGGCCGCGCATAAGTTCACCATCCTGGACCGCGCACCCCAACCCGTCGTGAGCGATGACGAGTTGTTGGCGGAGCGGGCCAAACAAGACCCGGTATTGGCGGCGCTGTTGCGGAAGCTGACGGGGGACGCGCCGGGGGCAGTCGCCAAGCGCGGCTAGCGGACCTGCCCGCCCGCCGTGCTTGGAACGCGGCGGACGGGCTGCCAACACACTGCCGAATACAGTGAGGAGGCATGATGATCTACGTTGACACGGCGGCACAGGTTACACGGTGGGGGGGCGAATGTGGCGAATGATCCGCAATGGCGACCACGCCGCTTCCGCGATCCGTCCACAATTGCGGCGTTTGTCCTGCTGTTTGTCTCGGTGGCGCTGATTGTGTTCGACGGCCTGGACGAAGTGCTGTGGGGGCAGCAAATCACGTTCGGGTATTGGCCCTACGTGCTGATGACCGCCGTGGGCTTCTGGTTTTTCGGGATCCGCCTGGCGCGGTTCGGTGGCAAGGATGGAGAGTGACATGCTGCTACAAGTCGTCTTGTTCACGATTTATGCCACGTTGGTCGTGTCCTGTTGGTGGCTGGCGCGGCGGCACCGTGACAAACCCGTGACCCAGGCACTCCTGATGCCGATTGCCTCGTTTGCCATCTACGCCATGATCCGCCGCGTCATGCTCTGGCTCGGTGATGGCGCGGTCCTGCTGGCTGACCGCTGGCTCGTTATCTTCTGGTTCTACGAGTTGGCGTGGGTGCTGTGGGCCGTGGGGATGACCGTGCGGGCGCGGCAGGGGAAGAAGTTCTACGGGCCGGACGGGCAACGCTGGCAGGTGATTCGCGGGCACGCGCCGAACAAACTGGTTGCGGTGCCGGTGCAGCGGCACGAGGAGCGGGGATGAGGTGAGGGAGACATGCTACTCGGAATAGACACCGCTTCCTGGCAAGGAGACGTGGACTGGCAACAGGTGGTCAAGGCGGGCTACTCGTTCGTCCTGGTGAAATGCACGGGCGGCGTGAAGTACCGCAATCCCTACTATGCCAAGCAAATCAACGGCGCACGAGCGGCGGGGATGCTCGTGGGCCACTATCACTATGATGGCGAGCCGAGTGTGGGCGGGGGGACAGCGGCACAGGAAGCAGCATTCTTCCTCGCGCAACTGGACCTGCAACCGGGCGAATTGGTGGCGCTCGACGTGGAGGAGCGCAGCACACGCGACCCGCAGCGGTATCGGGAGTGGCTGGAGGCAGTCGCCGCCGCCACGGGCGCACAGCCACTCTTCTATAGCTATGCCTCGTTTATCACTGAGTTGGGCGCGGCGGCATGGGAGCCCGTCAAGGCATTCCCCCTCTGGTTCGCCAGCTATGACGACCCGCCGTTGGACGCGCCCGCCCCGTGGACGAAATGGACCATTCTGCAATACACGGGCGGCAGTCCGGTGCCGGGAACCGCGTTTCCCACCGACCTGAACCGCTTCCCCGGCACCATTGACGACCTCCGCGCGCTCGGCAAGCCGCAAGCCGAGCAGCCGCAGACCAAGCCGACCGCGCCGGGGATGGACTCGTCAGCGCAGACGACCGGCTGGTATCTCAACAGTCGGGGCGAGGCGATTGTCTGGGCAAACATGGGGGGCAACAGCACCGACATCGAGGGGGTGGCGTATACCGACCTGGGGGTGACGACCACCGGACAGGACGGGGCGACCTATGACCGCAGCATCATCAATGGCGAGTGGCAGGCGTGGGTGAAACGGTAGGAGGATTGGCAATGGCGAAACTGCGACGGTATTCCTACACCAGCGCACTCAGTGTGGCGCTGTTCCTGGCGCTGCTGGTGCCGTTCCTGGTCAGCGCGTCGCCCCCAGTCGCGGCGAGTGATCCGGTGGCACTCGCAGCGGTGGCTATCCGCGATAAGGGTGAGATTCCATTGGACCGCCCGGACAGCAAACCAGCGGGGGCGCTGGACCCGGTGACCGATAACCTCGCGGTGGCCTTTCTCGATCTCAACGCGCATGAGGCGGTGATCTGGTGGCAGCCGTGCGGGTGCTGGTTGCCAAAGGAGTATTACGGCAACGTCAACCTCGTCGGCTGGGTGGGGTTCGTCCACAGTGGACCGGACGGCAGGCACATGAAGATTCTCGGTCGCACCTGGGATGAGAATGGCGGCGATGTGCCGGGGAAACATTTTGTGGTTATCGATTTAGGAGAACTGCCATGAGCGAGACAACCCGCCGCGCACTCCGTACGCTCTGCCAGGCCGCACCAGCAGGCGTCATCATCGCCGTGCTGACCGCGTTCTGGTCGCTGACACCGCAACAGGTGACCGCACTCACCGCGCTCCTGACCGTGCTGTTCACGCTCGGCTACAACCTGCTCGAAGATGCGGGCGTGCCTGTGCCGGTCAAGCGTACACCGTAGCCTACACCGTCTCCTGGCGGGGGCGGTGTGGGGGCTCCTCTCCCTCCTTCTCCCTCCTGGTTCCTGGTCTGGTGGTTGGGTGATACCGCCACCAGACCCCACACCGGGGCAAGCGTCCCGGCAGTTGTTCGGCAAGCAGAGGAGGTCAACAATGGCCGCGAGCATGAAAGCGTATCTCAGCACTGGCGCAACCGAGTCCACCGCGCGGGCCTCAGCCGAATCAGGCATCAAGTTCAACCGCGTGGACAGTCAGAGCGGTACGACACCGATTCCGATTCCCACCGCCACGGGAACCAATTACAGCTATTACAAGAGTATGTACCTCTACTGCGACAGCGCGACGGGCGCAGGCACCACCATCAGCGATAAGAAGATCAGCCTGAGCGGTGCGCCTGACACGGGCCTCGCCGTGGTCTACAAGGATGTCGTGGACACCTACGCGCAGGCGACGGCAGTCCTGGCGTCCGATGCCTCCGGCGGTTCACCGCCCGCCACGCCAGCCGGGTACACCGCCGCCACCACCAGCGCGGTCTCCTACGATGCTGCGTCCGACACCAGCACCAACGCCACGCGCTGCGGTGACATCCTGCAAGTCGGTCTTGCGGTCGGCAGCAACTATGCGGGCGGTGGTGGCAGCGCCCAGACCGTGCCCTCGATCATCTTCACGTACACGGAAGCCTGACCGCGCCAGGAAGGAGCCAATACAATGGCCCACGAGTTCCGGTCTGATGCCTACCACTGGCGCGCGGAGTATGCGGACGGCAGCCACCTGGACGAACACAGCGTTGCGGGGGGCTTGCCGTTCGCCGCGATTGACCAGGCGCGGCTCGTGTCGCTGGTGCTGCGTCCGAACTATCACGGCCTGGGCCTACATCGGTTGGTATTGCAGCCCGGTCAACGGGTGGTCTTCTATCGCACCCGCACGCTAGCGGTGCCTCTGGACGGCGGTGCGCTGACGCGGGCGAGCGTGACAACGCTGGGCTGGCAGGCAACCATCGCCGGACGCAACGTCAAGCGGCTGTGGCACTTCGGTGACGATGGCTCCATTCGCGAGAGTGATGGCTGATGGCGCTGGCAGTTGATACCACCTCCAGTTCATCGAATGGCACCGGCACGACGCTCTCCTGGACGCACAGCGGGGGGAGTGGGACCAACCGCCTCGCGATGGTCGCGATCTACGTCGAAAACAACGCCGCGATCAGCAGCGTGACCTACGGCGGCGCAGCGATGACGCTGGTGCCGTCCAGTGATGTCGCGGTCAGCGGCGGCAACGCCCATGTCTCCTGGTACTACAAAACCGCACCCGCCACTGGCTCGCAGACCGTCACCGCAACATTTGGCTACGGGATGAACCGCGTTGGGGCGTGCATCACGTTCAGCGGTGCTGACCAGACGACGCCGTACAATGGCCTGGTGACGGCGCAGGGCGCGAACGTCCACGATTTTTACCACGTCGCGAAGACCACGGTATCCGGCGACGTGGCGCTAGAGGCCACCATCGCCAATCAGGGCGGGAACTCGTTCGTCGCCAACGAGGGCGGCGATACCACGTTCTGCGATCTGGCGATGTCCACGAACGCGCAGGGTTATGCCTCCTACGAAGTCGCCACAGGCACCAGTACCACAGTCGGCTGGCAGCGCACGTCGGTCTGGTCCACGTCCTACGGCACGGCTTCGCTGGTGGTCAAGGCGGCGGCGAGTAGCGCGACCTACACCCGCACGGCGACCGCCACCGCCGCACTGAGCAGCACCAACACCAGGACCGCCACGGCCACGGCGGCACTATCGGCAACCGCCACGCGCACCGCGACCGCGACCGCCGCCCTGCAAGACGTCAGCACCAGGACGGCCCCGGCGAGCGCCGCGCTCAGTGCCACCGCGACCAGGACCGCGACGGCGACAGCGGCGCTGAGTCTGGACGCCACCAGGACCGTCGCCGCGACCGCCGCACTCAGCAGTACGGCGACCAGGACCGTCACGGCTGACGCGGCACTCAGTCGCGCGAATACCCGCACGGTGACGACGGACGCGGCACTGAGCGCGACCGCGACGCGCACCGTCACGGCAGACGCGGCACTCAGTAGTACCGGAACGCGCACCACGCCAGCCACGGCGGTGATCGGACTGGTCAGTACCAGGACGGCAACCGCTGACGCCGCGCTGAGTGCCACCGTCACCAGGACCGTTCCCGGTGGCGCGGCGCTGAGTAGCACCAACACCAGGACCGCGACGGCGAGTGCCGCACTCAGTCTGGACAGCACCAGGACCGTGACGGCAGACGCCGCACTCAGCAGTACCACCGCCAGGACGGTCACGACGGACGCGGCGCTCAGTCTCGACAGCACCAGGACAGTCGGTGCTACCGCCGCGCTGAGTCTGGACGCCACCCGCACGGTGCCGAATGACGCGGCGCTCGCGGCCACCCTGACGCGCACAGTGACCGCTACAGCGGCGCTCGCCGTGGTGACGACGCGCACGATTCCGGCGAGTGGCGCACTCAGCCTCGATCTGGCGCGCACGGTCACGGCGTCGGCCAGCCTTAGCCTGGACGCGACTCGCACAGTAGCGGTTGACGCCGCACTCAGTCTGGACAGTACCAGGACCGTGCCGACAGCCGCCGCCCTCGAAGCAGTGACGATTCGGACGATTCCGGCGAGTGCGTGCCTCTCGTTGGCGGCCCTGACCAGGACCGCACCAACGGCGGCGAGTCTCGCGGAGACACTGACCAGGATGGTGGCGGCTGACACCGCACTCAGTGCGACCGTCACGCGCACCGTCTCCAGCACCACCGCGCTGCAAGGCACGGAGACGCGCACAGTCCCCACCAGTGCCAACCTGACGACGCAGGTAGCGTTGACCGCCGTGGCGCGGGCCCTGGCGCTGACGGCCACCGCGCGCAGCCTCGCCACCAGTGCCACCGCACGCAGCACCAGTACGACCGCGACGGCGCGCAGTCTCGCGCTCACCGCAAAGGAGGTATAAGAGCATGGCTTTTTGGCAGACGGACGCAACGACGACGGATCCGCCCAGCTACACCACGACCGCACAGGAGGATGTGACACTCCTGATCACCACCACGCCGCTGCTGGTGAGTGCGGGTGCCCCCAGCGCGCCGAGTAGTCTGCTGTATCAGGTGGTGGATAATGCCGCCGATGTCGCGGTGACGCTGACCGATACGCCGACCGTGGCGGGCAACGTCATCAGCCAGCGCATTCGCGGCCTGACCGCGAACACCACCTATCGGCTGCGCGTCTCGTTCACGACGAGCGGCCAGGTGCGGAGCATGACGACGTTTCTGGTGGTGACGGAGTAGTTTAGCGGTCGGTGGCGCTGGGGGGAATAGAGCGCGTCGTGCGTGGCGCTGGTCCTGGCGTCGTCTTGCGGTGCCGGAAGGGGGGCAGCGCGTCACGGTGAATGAGGTGTGTTCCCCCAGCCATCTGCGACGGCAGCGCGCCACTCGCCAGCCATTGCCGCACCCGACCGGGTGAGACCCCCAGCAGGTCTGCAACCTCTTTCGTTGTGAGCCACTCTCGTTGCTGTTCCATGCCTACAGTATAGCACAGTTGCTAGCACATACGCAAGCCACCCCTTGACAGTTACTAGCGCATGTGCTATTATCTAGTTAACGAAGTGGGACGGCACCCGACCAAGAGTATCCGCCCCACCTGACCCGCAAGAGTCAATGGAGAGTGTACCATGAGCAAGACCACCACCGCCCACAGCGCCAGCGACCTCCGTTTTGTGACCCTCGACGAATCCGGCGAAATCGCCTACTTTCACAGTGACAGCCAGAGCAAGCCCGGCCAGGTCAACGTCACCGCGCTTGACCTCCAGACTGAGGAGACCTACTGTTTCTGCAAGGCGGCTGAGTGCGGTCACACCTGCTGGCACGTCGTCTACGCGGCAGCGGCGTGGCGCATGGTGGCGCATCGGGTCCGCTGCCAGCAGATGACGATGGCCGAGTTGGTCGCGCATGGGCAGTCGCTCGTCCGGTACATCCAGGACGCCGACCAGTCCGGGCAGACGTGGATCGCGGCGAACCTCCGGCAGCAACTGGACGAAGCGCGCGTGGTCTGGCAGGAGCGGCGGGCGGCACAGGTCGCCCCCGCTGAACTGGTCGCCGCGTAGCACTCCTGGGTTCCGCCCCCGGTTGCTGGTTTCGACCAGTGGCCGGGGGCTTTTGTTGTGCCTGTGCAACTGCTGTTCAGCGGGGCAAAGCGGTCAGCGGGAGTAACAGTGCCGACCGCTAGCGCAAAAGGTGAGCAACCACGCCGTTTCAAGGGCACGCATTCTCCCGATGGGAACGGGCAAAAGCGCGGAGGGAAAGAACGGATGTGCGGTCAAGGCACTATAATCGGGGTTATAATTCCTTGACCGCACACCCGTGCTACACGCGCTGCGCCAGCAGTCGCCGCAGTTCCGCATTCTCCGCTTCGAGCATGAGGATGCGCCGATGGAAGGGTTTATTGAGCATGTTTTCCCCGCGCGTCACGAGGCGCATATTCGCTCGGACACAGTTCAGGCCGTCGCCGTCGATGTGGTCAACCTCCAGCCCTGGTCCCGGCTGCATGAGGAAGCGATGAATGAAGATGGTTGGCTTGCGTCGGCCAATCGGCGCACCCTCGCCACGGGGGATACCCGTGGCATAGCACAGACCCGCCGTCTTGGCGCGCAACAAACGCCAGTGCGCGGCGACCAGAACACTATCGAGATCGGCCACGTCGATACGTGCCTCACCCACCACGTCACCGTCGCGGTTGGGGAGCAGGAGGACGGCCACCGATCCTTCGAGGCGATAGCGGTTGTACTTCCAGACGGAGCGAATCGCGTAACCACCACGGGGGACGGAGTAGCGCGGCTGGGGCGTGGATGGGGTAGAATGATCGAGCATGACGAACCTCCCGTTCGTTGTGCCATGCCTCCGGCTGGTACGAACAGCGCGGAGGCTTCAACCACGCAATTATAGCACGCTAATGCGGAAAACGCACGTTCAGGCGTTCCTCGCCCGCTCGCCCGCTTGACGGTCTGCGCTGGTGCTGCGACACTGCGCGCCAGGGAGGACAGGGAGGATGGACAGGACAGGGCTCACAGTCAAGGAGGTCGCCGCGCAGCTCGGCGTTGCGGAGAAGACGATCTATCGGCGGCTGCGTCGGCCCGGACACGGGGGACTCGACGCCTGGAAGGTCCACACCCCACACGGCGAGGAATGGCGCGTCAACCTCACCACCTCCCTGGACACGACCCAGGACAGCGGACAGGACACCGAGGCCGTCAGCGTGTCCCCTGTCCCCCACGGAATGTCCCGTCCAAGCGTGTCCCCTGAACTGTCCCAGGTGCTGGCGGCGCTCGCCGAGTCCATGCAGGAGCGGCAGGCACTCGCGCTGCGGCTGGGCCAGGTGGAGGCCGAACGCGAGCAATTACGCCTTGCGCTACAATCAATGCAGCAGCGGCCCGTTCAGCGCGTCTGGTGGGCATTCTGGCGAAGGGGGGGCGATGAGTATCCGCGCGATCCAGGTCGTGCTTGACGAGAGCCAGCACAAAGGCTCGGCGTTGCTCCTGATGATCGTCTTAGCCAACCACGCGCACGACGATGGCCGCTGGGCCTTCCCCAGCGTCAACACCATGACGCGCTATACCCGCCTCACCCGCCGCAACGTGCAGCTGCTGTTGCGGAAGTTGGAGGAGTCCGGCGAACTGGCCCCGATGGGTGTCCACAACAGCGGCACGCATATCTACCGGCTGATTCTGCCGGGGTTTTCGGAGGGGGGCGTAAAGTTTACACCCCCCCTCAAACGGGGGGCGAAATCCAGCGCAGCAGGGGGCGATCCTGGTGACGCGGGGGGGGCGATCCCCACGACGCCCGATCCGTCAGTTAACCATCAAGAACCGTCAGAAGAAGTCAACGACATTCAACGCTTGCGCGCGGTATTGCGTCCGTCGGGACTGGGCAGACGCTAGGGCAGCAAAAAGCCCCCAGCAGTCCACCGTCCGGAGGCAGGCTAGGGGGCGTGAGCGTGGCCGGTCCTGCCCCGGCTTGCAGGGTCTTTCTTGCCATCCGTGCCGTTTCCCGACGACCGCCTATCAGCGGTAGGCGTCCCCTCGTACCATTTCGGCGGACTGGCAACACAGCCTGTTGCGGACGGTGGGGCGTGCCGTCCTGCTCTCTGGTCGGGTCAGATCACCCTGCTCTCTGCGAAGCGCGTCATCTGGCCGCGCCGCACGCTCACGGTCAGTATAGCAGACGCTAGGCCACGCCCTCACCCCGCTCGTACTCGCCGACCACCGGCTCGCGGAACCGCCGCAGGTGACTGACCGCGCCGAGCCAGCCGCGCCGCTGCTCGCACAAATCCACGCGGCACCAGGCGAACACGAGCTCGCGCGCCAGCCCGACCAGCCCGACCGGAATCAGTGCCAGCGGCACGCTATCAGCGGTCGCCAGCACCAGCGGCTCGGCTAACGCCATGACCTCCATGACCAGAAACCCCGCTGCGAGCCACCCGCGCTCCTTCGGACCCACGTTGTCATAACTGCCGACGCACGCCATCCCACCCCCCCCGTGTGTGTGGCCTCGAGCAGTCAGGGACCGAGGCCGAATGCGTCCAGTGCCAGTTCGCTGTTCGCCTCCCACGCCGTATAGATACGAACCAGCAGCGCCTCGTATTGGTCGTCCGGCAACAGCGTGCGCAACCGCGCTAGCCGTTGTTGATAGTGCTCACCAGGGCGACTCTCAACGTAGCGCACGATTGCCGCTGTGTCAAGACCAGGACTCGTGTCCAATGGTCCTGGTTCCGGCTCGCCTTCCGCCTCGATCAGTTCCGCCGCCTCGTAGAGACTGCGGCGCGTGACGCCAAACGCCCGCGCCAACCGCTCGATGTTGTCCGCGCTCGTGCGCGACACCCGCCCCGACTCGATGGCGCTGACGGTCGTTTGCGCCAGCCCCGAGGCGTCGGCCAACTCCTCCTGCGTCCAGCCCCGAATCGCGCGCAACTGGCGCACGCGCGCCCCCAACCCACTCACGACTGGCATACCGCTACCCTCCTGTGTGACGACGACGACCGATTCCCCCCTGGCACCAATACTAGACCAATCCTACTAGCAATTCCTACTTGACTTCCTTGCTAGAACGTAGTAAACTAGTTACTAGTAAGAGAGAGACTACCGACAGAGGGAGGAGCCATGCAGCAGTCACCACCGCGCCGGTATCAGCGCAACAGCCCTCGCGGCAAGGTTTTGAGCGTCACGCTCGCGCCGGTCCTGCGCGCCAGGATTGAGGCAGCCGCCGAAAAGGACCACCGCAGCCTCGCCGCCGTGATTGTCGCCATTCTCAACAAGCACTTTGGCCTCAACACTGAGACAACGACAGACGAGGAGGCAGCATGACCGCCACCACCACCCGCCGCACCCCGCTCGAAGAACAGTTGGCCCGCGAGAGTGACCTGCGCGACTGGAAGCAGGCGGACAGACGCTACCAGGAGCGCATCGAGCGCGGTGAGTCGCTCGACGCCGAGCAGATCACGGACTGGCACTACTGCATGGCGCAAATCACCCAGGCGTGGCTCGAAGAAGCGGGCCTCGCCTAGCTCCCACCACTGACACCGCGCCTCGACGCTGAGGCTGGTGCTGCTATCCACCCTGACGCTGAGAGGAGGTGTTGTTGCCGCACCTTGCCGGATGACGTGACGACCCGTATCCCCCTGGTGGCTGGTGATCCGACGCTGTGTCACCAGTCACCACCATCGTAGCACACGACCTGTTACCGCGACGCACACGAAAGAGGACCAGGATGGACGATGACGAGTTGACCGATACCGACCGCGTGGAGGAGGCGCTGGCGCATTTGTACGCCGCGCGCGAATGCCTCCGCGTGGTCGCCCTGCACTGCGACGAACGCGACCGCCAGCGCGCCCGGATGCGCCTCGCGCGCCAACAAAAACAAGCGCCTCCGATGCTGCCAACACCGGAGACGCCGCTCGAACTCGCAGGCTGATTGCTGCCGAACTGCTACCAGGAGTGTACCATGAGCCAGTCACCACCACAATACCGCTTCCCCTTTGCTGATCGGTACGACCTGTACATCAGCGACCAGCCCGAACCACTGACCGACGCCTATCTGCTGGAGGTGGCGGCACGATGCAAGGCCGCGCAGGTCGGCCCGTGGCGCGTGGACCGAGGCACAGAGTTCGGGGACAACTGGATTGTTGCCACGGGTGCAGGCTACAACGACAACGACTGCTGGGCTGTCGCCACCGACCAGCGCCGCGCCAGCGACCTCAACGCCGCCGATGGTCAGGACGACGCCACCTTCATCGCTCACGCCCGCCAGGATGTTCCCCGCCTGCTCGAAGAGATCGCCCGCCTTCGCGCCATCGTCGCGCGGGATTGGCAACGCTGATGCCAACCACACTAGCCCGCCTGCACTGTCGCGGCAGACCCGCCCCCCGCTGTCCCCGACCCGTCACCCTCACCCAGGAGCGCACACGATGGCAACCAGTTGGGACCAGTTAGTCAGCACCTATGGACCCCAGCCCGCCCCGTACTGGCCCACCACGGAGGAAGAACCCGCCGAGGAACTGCCTGCCTGGACCTTTTCGGTGTCCTACTACGGCTCCCGGCTCGTCACCGTGTTCGCCGCCACACGCGCTGAGGCCTATGTCGCCGCGCGTGAGGCAGGCGCAGACGACCTCAGTGACGTGGACCTGGACGTGACCTCGGTGACGCTCCTTGACGCGCCTACCACCCAGGAGTAACGACCATGCTGCACTGTCCCCACTGCCACAGACAGCACCAGACCCTGAGAACGCTGCTCACCTGTTGCCCTGCCGAACTGCGGCGCATCACCGACCTGATGGACCGCGACCTGCGCCGCACGCTGGCGAACTACACCATCGCCGACCTGCTGACGGGGACGCCCCTGCCCCCACGACTCCAGCGCGCATTGACCACGGACACCCCCCAGGAGGCCGCATGAACAACTGGATTGACCAGCCGCAACCGGGCGAGTCCTGGCAACAGTGGCTCCAGACCGCCGAATGCCAACGCCTGCTCGACAACCTCCCCAGCCGCGACCTCGACCCCGAACCGGGACCGAGCGAGCGCGAATGTCGCGCCGATCAGCTCTACCACGAGGCGATCGCCTGGGCCGCGTCGTGCGAGCCCGACCCCGCCAAACGGCGGTTGCTGAAGCGCGAGGCGTACACGTCGCCGGAGATGGCCGCGTGGCACGCCAGAGCGCACGGCTACGCGCAGGCCGTGGAGGACGGTCACCGCCTCGACGCCGAGCGGCAGGCACTCCTGGCCGAGCAAAACGACCTCATCAACCGCCAGCAAGCGCACATCAACGACCTGCACGCCCACGCCGCGGCCATCAGTCGCGCCAGTCGCCAGCAGCGGGCCGAGGCGCAGGCGGCGCGGGAACGGCTCCTGGCCGCGCTCTACCGCGTCGGGTTGGTCGCCATCATCGCGGGCGGGCTCCTGGTGCTGCGCGTGGCGCAAAACTGGCTCAGGGGGTGGTGAGATGCGCCACCTGTCCTGCCTCAACTGCGGCACGCAACTGACCCCGCCCGCGCTCGCCTACTGCCCGTCGTGTCTGCAACAACGGCAGCCGCCCCACCCACGCCAGAGCAGCCCCCGGCTGTGCGCTGATTGTGGCCTGCCCATTTCTCCCCAGGCGCGGAAGTGGCAGAAATGCCACTTCCGCGCCCGCCGTCGCATCAAGCCCCAGCCCATCGTAATTGCGACACCCGCCACCCCGCCCCGCCTCAAACAGACTCCGACCGAACCCGCCATTATCGGCGCGACCTGCCAACCCGATTGGCAGCGCGCGGTCGCCTGGGAGTCGCGCCCGCAGCGGTGGGAGACGCTCAGGCCCGCTGAGAGGAGGAGCGCATGAACCGCACGATCCAGCAGCGCCGCCGCCGCATCGCGGACCAGCCACGTATCGGAGACACCATCGTTGTGCAGGAGCGCAACATCACGAGCCGTTTGACCGTGCGGCAGGTAAGCGCAGATTTCGACTTCCTCTCACCCGGCGTGCTCGCGCTCACGCTCTACCAACAGTTTCTCCGCGCCCCCGGCATGTGGAGTTTCGGCGGTCATCTCGTCATGCGGCACGCTGGACACTGGTGGACTTCCTGGCCGCAACTCGTGCGCCGCGCGCTCACGACGGAGGAAGGACAGCCATGAACGAGCAACCAGCAGCGCCCGACCGATCCGCCGAATGGTACGCGCTGGTCTATCGCTACCTCCGTGGTGCCGTGGACGGTGGGCCAGCACCGGGCTACACGCTGGCCGAGTGGCTGGCCGAAGCGGAGTTCTACGCCACCGAGTACGCCGACGATCCACAGGACGAGCAGGTGCAACCATGAGCATCACCACCACACAGACCACGCAGACCACGCACCGCGCCACGCTGGCCGGGGGCATCACCGTCAGCCTCGAGCCCGCCGTGTTCGGGGCCACGCTTACGCTGTCCGACACCCTCCGCGCCCTGGCGCTCTCCCTGACGCCGGAGCAGGTCGCCGAGATGGGCAAGTGGGGAATGCCGCACTTTTACGGCGACCCCAACGCTACCCCCGATGGCTTTGCCGACGATGTGTTCGACTTCCGCCGCGTGACGCTCTGCCGTCTGGGCGAGTCCATTCCGACCATCTATGAGACGTGGCCTGTTGATGTCGCCACCCTGCGCGCCCTCGCCCGCGCCATGTACTGCCCCGCCTGCGACGGCACGGGGACGCTGGAGACCTACCCCGCACACGACGTTGAGGCGTACACCGGCGCAGGCGACCCGCGCATCGACTACCTGTCGTGCGACCAGTGCGGCGGTACTGGCCTCGCCCGCGCCTATCAGGAGCAGCCATGAGCGCCCCCACCACGGCACCACCGACCAAACTCTACCAAGCCCTCCTCGCCGCCCAGCGCGAAATGGGGCCGGTGCTGAAAAACTCAACCAACCCCGCGTTCCGCAGCAAATATGCCGACCTGTCCAGCGTCCTCGACACCATCACCGTCCCACTCAACGCGCACGGCGTCCTGGTGCTGCAACGGCTGGGTGTGAGCCTCGACCCGACCGACCTGCCACTGCTGACCACCGAACTCATCCACGCGGAGAGCGGCCAGGCCATCGAATGCTGCGTGCGCGTGGTCAGCAAAGACCCCACGGACCCACAGAAATTCGGCGGCGCGCTGACCTACTATCGCCGCTACTCGCTCCTCTCCCTGCTCGGTCTCGCGCCCGAGGACGACGATGGCAACGCGGCCAGCCAGCCTGCACGTACACCAGCACCCCCGCAGACGCGCCAGAATGCCCCAGGAGCGACGAAAGCCCCCATGCAGGTGCAATCAGTCACACCAGCACCACCAGACGCCGCACAGACCGCACAGACCGCACTCCCCGCCGCCCCACCGATGACCGATGCCGGGTACAAATCGCTCTTTGAGCAGGCATGGACGATGGTGGAGGACGGCAGCACCTACCTCGACGTCGTGGCGTTCGTCAAGCGCAGCCGCGACCGGATGACGGACGCGCAATTTGCCGAGTCGCGCGACGAGGTGCGGCTGATTCGCAAGGCGATTGAGGAGCGCGACAAGGCAGTACAGCCCGCTTCGTAGGCAGGCTAACGACCGCGCGGGGCTGGCGACCGCTGGCCCCGCCTGGGGAGGAACAATGAGCACAGAGTATCGTGCGTTTCTAGCAAACAAGCGCCTCGTGGCGCAGTCGGTGGGGTTCGCAGTTGACCCCGCGACTTTGCCCTCGGACTTGTTTCCCTTCCAGCGTGACATCGTGGCGTGGGCATTGCGGCTCGGTCGCGCGGCACTTTTTGAAGGCACCGGACTGGGCAAGACCGCGCAGCAGCTCGCATGGGCGGATGCGGTCTGTCGGCACACGGGCGGCGACGTACTGATCCTGGCTCCGCTAGCCGTGGCGCAGCAGACGGTCAGAGAAGGAGCGAAGTTCGGCATCGCGGTCACGCATTGCCGCAGCGGTGCCGACGTTCGCCCAGGTATCAACATCGCCAACTACGAACGACTGCATCTGTTTGACACCACGCGTTTCATTGGCGTCGTGCTAGACGAGAGTAGCATTCTCAAGTCCTATGATGGCGCAACCAGGACGGCGATCATTACTGCCTTTGCCATGACGCCCTACCGCCTCGCCTGCACTGCGACACCGGCCCCGAACGACTACACCGAGCTGGGCAACCATGCGGAGTTCCTGGGCGTGATGACGCGCGTGGAAATGCTGGCGATGTTTTTTGTCCACGATGGCGGAAGCACGCAGGACTGGCGACTCAAAGGCCACGCGCGGGCCGACTTCTGGACGTGGCTCTGCTCCTGGGCAGTGATGCTTCGCAAGCCGAGTGACCTGGGCTACGACGATGGCGGCTTTGCCTTGCCACCGCTGAACACGCAGACACACATGGTTGGCAGCGACTACCGCGAGCCGGGGATGTTGTTCGCGGTCGCTGCGCAGGGACTCACCGAGCGGCGGGCGGCACGGAAAGCCAGCTTGGGCGAACGCGTGCAGCGGACCGTCGATCTCGTCAACGCCAGTACCGAGCCGTGGCTGGTCTGGTGTCATTTGAACGCGGAAGGGGACGCACTGACGGCGGCGATCCCCGGCGCGGTGCAGGTGGCCGGGGCGGACACCACCGACGAGAAAGAGCGGCGCATGCTCGACTTTGCCGATGGTGCGATTCGCGTGCTGGTGACCAAGCCAAGCATCGCCGGGTTTGGCCTCAACTGGCAGCATTGCCATAACATCGCGTTCGTGGGCATCAACGATAGCTGGGAGCAGTACTACCAGGCCGTGCGGCGATGCTGGCGGTTCGGCCAGACGCAGTCGGTCAACGTCCATATCATGTGCAGCGAGCCTGAGTCAGCAGTCCTGACCAACATCGAGCGGAAAGAGTCGGAAGCGGCGGCGATGGCTGCCGAGATGGTGAACTACATGAGCGTCCAGAATGCGGCGAACCTGCACGCCACGAGCAACCAAGAAGATACCTACCAGACGCGCACGGTTGACGGCCCCGGCTGGGAGCTGCGCTTAGGCGATTGTGTGGAGCAGGTGGCAACGCTGGCCGATAACTCCATTGACTTCTCCGTGTTCTCGCCACCATTCGCCAGTCTGTACACCTACAGCAACAGCCGCCGCGACATGGGCAATTGCAAGACCCATGCCGAGTTCTACGAACACTTCACCTATCTGGTGCGAGACTTGCTGCGCGTGATGAAGCCGGGCCGGCTGGTGTCGTTCCACTGCATGAACTTGCCGACGAGCAAGGTACGGGATGGCTATATCGGCATTGCTGACTTTCGCGGCGACCTGATCCGCATGTTTCAGGATGCGGGTTTTATCTACCACTCCGAGGTCTGCATCTGGAAAGACCCGGTAACGGCCATGCAACGCACGAAGGCGCTGGGGCTGCTGTACAAGCAACTCCGCAAGGACAGCGCCATGAGTCGTCAGGGTATCCCTGACTATCTGGTGACGATGCGGAAACCGGGCGACAACCCCGACCCAGTGACGAAGGACAGCGAGTCTTTCCCGGTTGACCTCTGGCAGCGGTACGCCTCGCCGGTCTGGATGGACATCAACCCCAGCGAGACGTTGCAAGGCCAGTCGGCGCGCGAAGATGAGGACGAGCGACACATCGCGCCATTGCAGCTCGAGGTCATTCGCCGCGCTATCCAATTGTGGACAAATCCCGGCGATCTGGTGCTGTCGCCGTTCGCGGGCATCGGCAGCGAGGGCTACGTGAGCATTCAGGAGGGGCGGCGATTCATCGGCGTGGAACTGAAGCAGAGCTACTACGATCAGGCGTGCCGCAACCTCGCGCGTGCCGTGGACGAGTCGCGTCGCCCCACGCTCTTCGACCTCGACACCCTGAGCGCGGGCTAAACCGCGACACCCGGCGAGGCAACGGTCGCCCGCCTCGCCGGGTGCTGACCCTTGATTTCCGCATAGGGACTGAAAAAACGGCAAGGAGTATGGTATGCTTAGGGCAATGAAAGACGGGTGCCGAGCGGTGCTGGTAACACCCTCGGCGCGACACGGAAGGAGTTAGCGACCGTGCAAGCAAATTATACCGCATCCCCCACGCCTGCAACGCACCCCGCCGAACCGTGGCTACTCCGCCATAACGATGCCTACCATCCTGGCTTGCGCGACTCCTGTTCCCAGTGCCAAGAGATGATCCGCTTGTTTGGCCCGATGCCATCTCCAGAGGAGATATACGCGGCGGAACAGGCACGGGCGCTCCGCACAAGCGGAAAAACGCGCGTCAAGATTTCCGAAGCAACACGCTGGGCCGTCTGGGAACGCGACGATTTCCGCTGCCAACGGTGCGGTTCGCGGCGGTTTCTCGCTGTGGACCACATTATCCCCGCGTCGAAGGGCGGGAAGAATGAACTTGCCAACTACCAAACCCTCTGCCGCTCCTGCAACAGCAGCAAGAAGGATCGCCTTCCTGGTGCGGCAAGATGAGCGTCAAGTGCATGGCCGCTGTCTGGGACTATGCCCAGGCAAAGGGCGGCGAACGACTCCTGCTCCTGGCAATCGCTGATAACGCGAAGGACGACGGCACGGGCGCATGGCCGAGCCTCACGCGCCTTTGTGCCAAGACCAAGTTTTCCGAGCGTAACGTGCGCTACCTTCTGCGGAAGCTGGAGGAAGCGGGCGAGTTGGTGATCCAACCCGGCGCGGGTCCGCACGGCTGCAACCTCTATCGGGTGGTACTGGCCGGGTGGCACCCCGAGCAAGAGGATATGTCGCAGTGGCAAAAATTGCCCCCGGCAAAGATTGCCCCCCGGCAAAATCCGTCACAGGGGGGGGCAAAATCCGTTGCTGGGAGGGGCAAAGATTTCACTGAAGGGGGGCAACCCATTGCCCCCGATCCATCAGTTAACCATCAACTAGAACCATCAAGGGAACCATCCGACGTAGACGTGCAATTCGCCCGCTTTTGGGCGGCATACCCCAAACGCAAGAAGAAGCAGGAAGCGCAGGCGTGGTTTGCGCGGCGGCGTCCCTCGGCGCAACTGGTAGACGAGATGATCGCCGCGTTGGAGCGGGCGGTGTTGTCGGAAGGCTGGCAGAAAGAAGACGGGCGCTTTATCCCGCTGCCCGTCTCCTGGCTGAACGGGCGGCGCTGGGAAGACGAAGAGGAGGTGTGTTTACCGACCATTCCGGCACGACCGACCGGGGTGTATGCGCTCGATGAAAAGTCAGCGCGCGTGCTGGCGACCACGCAGCGCGTGCTGGCGAGGAGGCAAGCCAATGGACACGCTTGAACTGTTGACCTTCCTGCAACGGCACGCCGCGCGCTACCGCACGGTCCTGTCCGAGATGGAACTGGACCTGTACTGCGAAGAACTGGCCCCCTACGACCGGCAGGCGTTGACCGCTGCGTTCGCCTGGTGTAGCAACACCAACCCGAAGTTTTTCCCGACGCTGCCCGAACTCACCGCCGCTCTTCGCAGTATGGCCCGCGCAGCGGGGAACACCCTCGACGGCGCGGGCGCGTGGGCGGCGTTCGAGTCGCGCGTCCTGGGGCGCTACTCGTTCGGCGTGACCAAGACGTTCGATTGGCCGGACGATCTCACGCGCACCATCGTCCGCGAACAACTCGGCTTTGACTCGGCGGCGGTGCATAACCTCGCCATGATTGACAACGACATCCAGCGCGACAAATACCGCAAGCGCTTCATCGCGCTCTATGACGAACAGCGGGGCTTGTCCGAGGCGCAGGCGGCGGCGGTGCTGGCAGCGGGCGACGTGCTGCAGTTGGGGAGGGGCGAGTGAAGACGATAGACAGCGTACTGGCAGAGCGTGACGAGGCACTAGAGGAATTGGCGGAATGCAAGCGGTTGCTGGTTGCCGCTGTTGCAGAGACAGACGTATTGCGCTCCTGGGTTGGACGCACCATTGCTGCTCTGGCCTTTGCGCGCAGCGTCATTCAGTGCGGCGAACCGTGGACGGCAACGTGCGAGCGCACCATCAATGGAGCAATCACCAATGACTGACCCAACAAGCGACTACCGCGACTACCGCGACGACCAACCTGGGTATCGGGAACATTGGCAGAATGGGGACTGGTGCGGCACCTGCGATGGTTGGTGGCCGTGCGATGCAGCCAAACTGACAGCAGAATTGTCCGCTGTCGTGGCAGACAATACCCGTCTCTCTGTGCGCGTCATGGAATGCGAGCGCGCTGTCGCGGAACTGCGGAACGGACTTTTTGGTTTCGCGCAGTACCTCCACTTGCAGCACGGACACCGCGACATGTGGACCTGCCACCAGGGTATTTGTCCTGGTGTCCGTGGCCTCTTGCGTGAAACCGAGGATGCTGTAGGACCGACAGACACAACGATTGTTGTCGGTGCGCGATGACGCCAGAACGAGCGCGACTCCTAAGCCTCGACAAGCGCCTACAGGCGGATATGAACAACCTCACGCTGTTCTATGCCAACGGGGACTATACCACGATGGCGGCGATTGCCAAACGCCTGGCGCTGGAGTGCGAGCGCGCGGCGAAATTGGCGGTGCTGGTTGCCGCGCAAGCAGAGGACAAATGAGCGCGACAATATGGGCGAAGGCGCTCCCCGCACTCGCCCGCTTCTCGACACTCCTCCAGGCGTCCCAGGTCGCGGAGTACATCCGGCAATGGCTGGTGCTGCTGACCAATCATCCCGACCGCGCTGACGAGTTTGACCGCGAACTCGACGCCTATGCGCGGGAACTGCGCGCGGGTGGGCTGCTCGTTGGCGACCAGCGCAGCGGCTTCCTGCTCGCCGTCTATGCCCGCATGTTGCCGCGTGACGAGACGCAGGCGGAACTGATCCGGCAGGTAGATCGGCGCATGGCACGCGAGGGGCGGCGGTACTGTCAGTGGCGGGGAACGGTCCCCGCGCACGAGTGGGACGCCTGGCGCTTTGACGAGGCGGAGCGGCGGGCGGCACTGAAGAACAAGGGGGCGGCATGATGTTTGGCATACCAGAGCATGAGGAATGGCGGCGCTATCGGCAGATGTGGCATCGGTGGGGACTGCATCACGGTTGGCGGCATGTGCCGGTCAAGAAGATGCGGCGCGGCGCAGACGCTACCTGGCGGGCGGGGCGACGGGCACAACTCCCCGTGCCACATAAGTTGGACGACATGCAGCACCCACGGTGGGCAAGGAAGGTGACATGAAGACAGCGGTAGTACTTGGCTCAGGAGCCGTGGTGGAATTGGCAGCGGACGAGCGGTTGATCGCAGGGCCGGAGGTCGCTTTCCTGCTGGCAGGATATGCCTACTGCGCGGCCCGGCGCACGGCATTTGACGAGGCGCAGCATGTGTCACCAGCAGAGTATCAACGTTTGAGTCAAGCGGTGGATGACTGCTCACATGAGGTGCTAGAGGCGATGATGGCCCTCGCGCCACGTTCGCCACGAGATGTGCGGCGGGCGGCACTGAAGAACAAGGGGGTGGCATGAACGAGTCAGACGAGCGGTATGTGGTCATTGACGAGCTTGAGTGCGAGGAACCGCCGACGCTGTGGTGGCT